ACTTATTTGTACTTTCTTTTAAGATAATGTAATGGTATAGCACACTCATCGAATGAACCATTCTCTACATTATGTAACATATATAACCCTCTCCAATGTTGATTAGTTTGATGAGATAAATAATCTTCATCATGTAAATAACAACTACCACTAATGATAGCAGTCATCTGTTTACCTGTTGCATCTTGACCATAAGCAATTGAATGACCTTGCTGATGTCCTGCAACGCAGCTCATATGTTTCTTAGTTAGTAAAGCGTTGGCTGAAGTAACTGGTCTACCCATGATACCGCTAGCAAAATAGTGAGCATAAGCCACGCCATCAATACTAACAACGTCCAAATAAGGATAAACATCCCAACCAGCCTTCTCATATTCTAAATCCTCAAATGATATAAGACCATCTAACTTCCTATCATACTCAATAGCAGTCTTAATTCTTTCTTCATGGTTACCCATAGTGAGCACCATCTTAGGTTTATATTGTTTCTTCTTAGCCTTCAGTAACCTCTTGTTAAGAGCTTTCATCGGTGCTAGTAAAGCATCCATACCTTTTACTGCAGCTCTAATGTCTGCCTTGTATGTTCTACCTTCAAATGATTTCTTACCTGTGTCATATGACGAAAGACTCGGCATGTCTGCAAAGTCTCCGATCATAACAATAACATCAGGTTGTTTATCTACTATGTATTTTCCAATCCATGTTAGATAAGATAAAGAAATCCCAGGCTTAACCTGGGTATCTCCTATTACTAGATGTTTTTTCATTAGTGCATTGTCTCCAATGGTAAGTCAATACTATTATCGATACCTTCATCAATCGCTGACTTAATTATACCCTCACGCATGAGAGCTTTAATAGCAAATGACATTAGGAACTCTGATTCTTTAGAATCTACCTTAAAATCAAAGTCACTACTACCATCCTCATTCTCTTTGAAGTTTGAAATAATCATTAATCCAATTTCTCCTAAAGTCTAACCACATGAACCCTTCTTTCTCAGCCCACATAGCATATGTTGTTTTACTACGCTTAGTAATCTTATTGTCTGGATTCATAAATAAGAATATTATCGTAATTCTTGGATGCATATCTTTAAACCAAACCATCTTCTGTCTAGTAGCTAGATCCAATTTCCCTTTAGCTTCAATGTATACACCGTTAGCAACTTTGAAGTCTGGCGTGTACTTACGCTCCTTCGCAGGCTGTCTATACGGGATAGCATCTGGCTCATACTTAACTCTTGGAATATGTTTCTTAAGTATCTTCCAAGCTTTTACTTCAAGCCCTGACTTAAATGTAGGCATTAAAACGATCTCTCCATACATCTCCTTCATGTCTCATTATCCATAAGACACTAGCATTCATTATAAACTCTTCATCATTACTATAAGAAGCACGAACTACATCAAATAGTTCTTGTTCAGTTTCCTTATCAGTAAGGATAGCTTGAGCTTTCTTAGCACCTATACCTGCTATACCTTTAATGTTATCAGATGAATCTCCCTTTAAACATTGCTCAAAGAATAACTTCATACCTCCAAGTTCTGTTTGATCAAGCCATCTGTCAGGCTTATTCCAGCCCTTACCTTTAATTTCCCATGCGAAATGTTTACCAGGGATCATGAGCATATCTTTATCTAATGATACAATTACTGTATCATCTGTTTGATTAATACCCATAGCATCATCAGCCTCCAACCCTTCTGGAGCCAGCTCTGCACCCATCTTTTCTATAGCATACTCTCGTAAGGCACTCAAGTGTCTAGGCTTAGCTGCTGTACGATTAGCTTTATACTCAGGATAGATTGTCTTTCTAAAATTAGTTTTACCAGTAAGGAATGCACGATACTCTGTGCATCCAGTCTTGGTTAATAATTCATCTAATAAACCCTCAGCCCTATGTACGGCTATACCAAAGTTATCATTCTCTGCACTTGCAGCGCAGCGAAAGACTACTAGATCATGATCAATTAATGCTAACATATTATCCTTCTAAAGGTGGTAACGTTAGATGAGGTAAGTCATCTGCTGCTGGTGTAACTATACCAGTAAGTTCTGGTAAAGTTGTTAGTGCTGGTAACTGTGCAACAGTTAGTACTGGATCACCAGCAAGTGCTGGTAATGAAGGTACTGGTGCAAACTCTTTTACTACACTCTCATACGTTACAGTATCTAAAGTTTCTTTCTCTGAAGTTCCTATGAATACTAGGATTCCAAAGAAAACTCCTAAAGCTATGTATGTGTCTCTATCTTTCTTAGTCATACTATTCTCCTAAAAGGGTATATCACTAGGTTGCTCTGTTATGTCAGGCATATTAGATACTTCACCTAATACAAATCCTTCATATAACTTAGCAAGACTGATGACATCATTAGCTGATGCTGAACTACCTTCAAGTGCTAGTGTAGCTACTGCATTACTTAATGATGATTGACGGACTATCATTACTTGTCTTGCAGCACGCTCATCTTTTGTTTCATAGTTACTACCTGAAACTCTAGTTGAGGACTTAGCTGCATTACCTTGAGTAGCTGGTGCTGAACTTCCATCTGATCTTGTATCAGACGTTGATTCTGCAGTACCTACTGCTGTCCATTGCCAATATCCATTGGTATCTTTCTCTGTACTTACATGTATTACATCACCCTTAGTCCAAGTTTGTGAGGCTTTAAACACTGATGGGTTAGCAAAGGACATAAGCTTTTTACTTTGTGCTTGACCTTGATCATTCTTATACATGATCTCCACAGATTGATATTCTCTACCATTCTTTGCAGTGTGTGTATTTAAGTTTGATACGTCAACGACATTTACTTGCATAACTTCTCCTTATTAAATGTCTTCCAAGTTACCCCAGGAAGACCCGGTTTGTACATCAACCCTCATAGGAAGGTTGAACTCTTTACCAAATAACATTTTAAAGTTCTTTGGTATATCATTGAAACAGTTGTTAACTATCTCTACTATACTATTAGTATAACATACATTTTCATCATAGTCAAGCATGATACTATCATGTACAGTATTAATAAGTTTAACTCCTTCAATTCCTGCTAGTCTGTTACGTAATGACACTCTTGCGATTGCCATTAAGTCAGCACCTAACCCCTGTACTGGATAGTTTAGTATCCTAGTACGTGGATATTTTAGATTACCCATACTGTTTATCTCAGGTAAGTAATCATATCTTCTACCTGTTGGCATAGTTAGTTTGTTATCTTTCTTAGCCCGTAAGAAGATCTCATCATGCCAAGCTTTAAGTCCAGTGTACTTAGCATAGAACTCTTCAATAATTTTCTGCCAGAATTGTTCATTACCAATGTCTTTAAAGTTAGGATCATTAGCATAAGAGTAAGCACTACCACCATAGATTAATCTAAAGACGAATGTCTTTGCTACTAACCTGGATGGTAGTCCAAACCTTTTCTGATTGTCTGTATGCTGGTCAGTCTCATTAAGGATCTCATCTATTGCTACCTTATCTTGAGACAAGTATGCAGCACACACCCACTCTAATTGTTTTGCATCTGCATTTAATAACATATTATAATCCTGAATTAGCTGATGATAATCTTTGCATGTACTCATGTAGTATTAATTGTCTTAACTCATGACGTGCATCTTTAGTCATCTGTCTTAGCACTGTAGCTGGTCCATCTGATAGTACTAGAGCACTAAAGCCTTGTATAATATGATGCTTATGTGATTCTTCTGCAGCTTGTTGCTGTTCTTTTATTGCCCACTCTTCATCTTCTTCTGGTGAAGATACACCAATGTAGTCATCTCTACTCATTTGATTCTCCATATCTAGTTGTGAAGAGCGTCTTAATCTCTCCGTCAAAGTTCTGTAGATTAGGCTTACTACTACTTAACCTACCTGTTTTTGCCACACATTGATTGAGTTGTCCATGGATGGTATCCTTCTTCCATTTCATCTCATCAATTAGTTTAACCAACCCATGATAGTATGTAGTCATACGTTTCTGCATAGTAGAACGGGTTAGTATTATCTTTAATATATCTTTACCTTCATTATTTCTAGGCTTAAGTTTACGAAGACTATCTTCATTAGTACTAAAGAAACCTTCTTTCTTAAGTTCTGTATTAGGTAAAGGATTAATTAATCTTGGGAATCCTTTGTCCCTTTCTTCCCATTTATACTTAACTTCGCCTGCACGTAAGCCAGTTTTATAATGTCCAACGGGGCGTTGAAAACGTTCTTTAACGTTCCCACCATAAAGAAAAGCAGATAAGTGCTCGCCAGAACTGGGATTAAAATCATCGTAAGCATGAAAGTCATAAAGCTTTTTGTTAAGTTTGGATATCTGTTCTTCAAGTTCATCTCCTAGTACAGTTGATTTGTCATAGTCATACTTCAGACCATTAGCTTCCATCTCTTCTAACACAAGTAAGTCCTGGTTGTGTAGAGATACTAAACGTTCTAACTCTGGTCGCTTAGCTAGCTCTTCTTTCTGTTTACTCATCACTTGTTCTGTTAGTTCAACATCACGTTTAAGATAGTCAGATAGAATTTCTTTAGGAACTTTGTCAGTATCAATACCATTCTTCCAGTAGTTTTCCTTAACCTCATCAAGCTTAGTACCTAGATCATAGTACTCAGCTGTTGCATTCAATGAGGGGTAAGGACTTGATTGATTACGTAGTATAAACTCTACTAACTGACAGTCCCATATTCTTTTCTTACTAAAGTTAATACCATACCTACGCAGCCAGTGTAGATCAAACTTAATATTAAACCCTACAAGCACATCTGCTTCATCCACGGCTATTTGAATGTTATCTAGCAATTCCTTATAGGGGTCAACGGAGTATTCTATATCGTATATAGCTACCTCTTTATCCTTTAATAAACCAACCATTACTAACTTGTTTGATTGATCAAATGGATTACCTTTATTACTTATAGTTGTTTCTACATCTAATACTAAGTAACTCATAGTTCTTCATACCTCGCTATCTCTGGTTTAATCATGACCTGTGCATTGCCATGTCTAAGGTCAGGCAATGTATCACTATCACCTAATAACTTATTCTTACTAATGTTTAGAAACCTCATGTTGCTGGTGTTATCTTGTTCCTTACCTATGCCTAGTATCCAGTCAGCTTCACCTTGCTTCGCAGTCTTGCTGCTGTCTACATCATCCATTGTTAACCATAGCTTACCCTCTCCACTACCTCCAGCTTGACTAACAGCAATCACTGGTGCATATGTCTTAGCTATTTCTCTAGCCCATTGGTACGTAGCCTTAAGTTCCAGGTCATACCTATCAGCCTTGAATCCTTTTATCTTATCTACTTGATCAAAGATTATTAACGCTGGCTTAGTTGTCTTAATGATCTGTTCAATACGTGAGGCTCTAGATGAATCTTCAAAGTCATATATCTTTAGCCTATCTTGTATGCTTTCTTTATATTTAGCATGGTTTTCTGGTAGGTTATTAAACAACTCACTATTAGTTTTACCTAGTAGTGCCTGATAACAACGTACTGCTACCTTCTTACCCTGCTCCTCATTATTAAACCACAGTATATCACCATCTGTTTGTGTGATCATGTGAGTCATCTCTGAAGCTAAGAAGGTAGTCTTACCAGTCTCTGGTCTTGCAAATATAAAACCAAAATCTCCCTGTCGTAATGAGCCTAGTGATTTATTCAACCACTTCAATCTCCATCGCAACCCTGGTGTTGCTACCTGAGATTGATATAGATCATTAAGATCCATGTTAACAGAGACTATACTATCTACATCAACAGTCTGATGTTCAAACTCTTGAA